CAAACTGAGAAGAAGTATTTAGAAACTTTAAAATCTAAAGGTGAAGTATCACGCTATGCATCCAAAGATAACAAGTAGAGACGCTCTACTAGCTGAAATTCAAAAGCGTAAAACAAAGTCTGAACAACCACAGTTTGTGTTTGAAGATTTTTGTTTTGATAAGCAGTTGGAGTTCTTTAGAGGAATAGGAACTAGGTTTAGGAACGCAGTGTGTTCTCGTAGAGCAGGTAAGACAGTTGGTATTGTTGCAGACATGCTTGATACTTGCAGTAAAGAATCAGAAATTAACTTACTCTATATTACTATAACCCAACAGCAAGCTAGAGCTATTATATGGGCTGATCTACAAAGATTAATAGAAGATTACAATATAGAATGTAAAGTTGACAATACTAGACTAACGGTGCTTTTTCCTAATAAGTCTAGAATTTATATAGCAGGAGCGAAAGATAGGACAGAGATAGAAAAATTTAGAGGTTGGAAGTTAAGAAAGTGTTACATTGATGAGTGCCAGTCCTTTAGGACATATATAAAGGAACTGATAAATGATATCATTATCCCAGCTCTTAGAGATACTAGAGGAGAGTTATATCTCACTGGTACTCCAGGACCTGTTAAAGCTGGAGTATTCTTCGAATATTCTCAATCCAAAAACTGGAAATCCCACCATTGGACCGCTTTTGATAATCCTTACATGCATAAGCCTCCTAATTTGGATTTGGAGGAAGTGCTTAGAGAGGAAAGAATCATACGAGGGATTGATGAAAGTGATCCGTCGTACATTAGAGAAACTTTTGGTAGATGGATCGAAGATGAAAACTCGCTTGTTTATAAGTTTAACCGCTTTAGGAATATCTATGATACTTTACCTAATAGTGGTGAATGGAATTATATTATTGGCGTCGATATAGGTTATAACGATTCAGATGCTATTGCTGTGATTGGGTATAATACGCATCACAAGAAAGTTTATTTAGTTGATGAACATGTTAAGAATAAGCAGAATATCAGCCAGTTAGTGGCAGTTATACAGGAATATAAAGATCTGTATAATCCAATTCGTATGGTTATGGATGCTGGAGCGTTGGGTAAGAAGATTCAAGAAGAGTTACGTTTTAGGCATGGTTTGAATTTAGAAGCTGCTGAGAAAACTAGGAAAGTTGAGTTTATTGAATTACTAAATGATGATCTTAGAACTGAAAAATTTAAAGCATTTAAAGGGTCTTTATTTGAAGAAGATTGTATGCTAGTACAGTGGGATAAGGATTCTAGACTTAGAAATCCAGAAAGACCAAAGATATCAGACACTTACCACTCTGATATTTGTGATGCAGTTCTTTATGCTTGGCGTGAGTGTAGACACTACATGTCTGAAAAGCCGGCAGATAAACCTGCAGAAAACTCTAACGCTTATATGAAAGAGTTAGAAATGAGAGAAGCCGAAGATATGGAACGTCAACAAGAAGATCCTGTTGGGTTTCAAATGGAAAAACAGTTAGAAAAAGATTTGGACGACTTTGAAGATATAATATATAGACAATAGGTGAGGATATGCTTGATAATGTTGAAGATATAAAGTTATTTATTGAATGGTGTAAAGCGCATAAAGTTAAATCTTTTAAAATTAAAGACTTACAATTTGAACTTTCTGAATTAAGTTTTATAGAAGATTCTGAGGATAATGCTGATAAGTTAGTAAACTCTTTAGCACAATCTAATTTTGAAGCTGAACAAGCTAAAAAGGAAGATGATGAATTGTTATTTTGGTCTTCACAATCTTAGGGTGAATTATGTCGATGTTTGATGAGATAAATGGTAATAAATGGTGGCTTGCTAAAAAAGATGATTTGTATCAGGAAGTTTTTGCCTTTGTTACTAGGCTAGATGATAGGCAAAGATATAGATCTCATGACAATTTGAGATATGCCAGATTGTATGGGAATTATGACTATTTAGGTTTAGATGCTTATTCTTATGCTAGAATGGAAAATGCAATAACTACCAATAGAATGACATTAAATGTAGTACAGAACATGATAGATACTGTAGTTTCTAAAATAACTAAAAATAGACCAAAGGCTCAGTTTTTAACTTCGGGAGGTGATTTTAGTTTACAATCTAGAGCTAAGAAATTGACTAAGTTTGTGGAAGGTATTTATAGTTATGACGAATTTTATGCTAAAGCAGCCCTAGCTTTTACCGATGCTTCTATTTTTGGAACGGGTTGTATAAAAATTTATGAAGATAATAATCAGATAAAAACTGAAAGAGTGTTTATAGAGGAAATAAAAATAGATGATGTGGAATCTTATTATGCTAAACCACGGCAAATGCATCAAGTTAAGTATATAGATAGAGATGTTTTAAAGGGTATGTTCCCAGGTAAGGACATTATTATAGATCAAGCTGATTACAATGATGCTGATCAAGCTAATAGTGAACAACTTCGAGATATGGTTAGAGTAATTGAATCTTGGAGGTTACCAAGTAGTGAGTTCGCTAAAGATGGAAAACATTCTATTTGCGTCTCTTCTGGAACCTTAATGGATGCTAAATATACAAAAAGTTATTTTCCTTTTGTGTTTTTTAGATGGGGCATTAGACCTGTAGGATTTTTTGGTCAAGGACTGGCTGAACAGTTGCAGGGTATTCAATTAGAAATTAATAAAATTCTTAGAACTATTCAAGTTTCTATGCATTTAGTATCTATTCCAAAACTTTTAATAGAAGCTAGTTCTAAAATTGTATCCTCTCATTTAAATAATAGAATTGGCGGAGTTATTAAATATGCAGGAACTCCTCCAGCATACGCTCCTTTAGGAACTATTCCACCAGATTTATTTAGTCATTTAGATAGATTATTTTCTAGATCATACGAAATAGCAGGTATTTCTCAATTAGCAGCTCAATCATTAAAACCTGCTGGACTAGATTCTGGTAAAGCTTTACGAGAATTCAACGACTTAGAAACTGAAAGGTTTATGTCTGTTGCTAAAAGATATGAAAAAGTATTTATAGATGCTGCTGAAATAATTATAGATATGGGGAAAGATATTTACAGTAGAGAAGGGGAATATAAAGTTAAAGCTAAAGATGGTAAATTTATAGAGACTATAGACTGGAAAGATGTAGATATGGATGCTGACAAATATATGATGGAAATTTTCCCAACTTCTGCATTATCCAACACTCCTGCGGCTAGGCTGGCTGATATTCAAGATCTCATGGCTGGTGGTTTTATTGGAAAAGAGGATGCTCTTAAGCTTCTAGACTTTCCTGATTTAGAAGCTACTACAAATATGCTTAATGCCGATAATGAGAATTTAGAGAAACTTATTGAAATAATGATGGATAAAGGTAAATATTTCCCTCCTGAGCCTTATCAGAACTTGGAAAATACTATTCGTAAAACACAGCAAGCCTATTTAATGTACCGAGTCCAGGGAGCTAGTGAAAATCGTTTAGAACTTTTGAGACAATATATGGAAGATTGTCAGAATTTAATTATGAAGTCTAAAGAACGATCCCCATCTCCACAAGAATTAGCACAACAATTAGCTTCTCAAGGTGCTAGAGGAGCTGCCACGGCTGCCCTTGAACAGGGGCAAGAAGGTCCTGTGGGGCAAGAAAGTGCCATTGCATCAGGAGCATTACCTCTGGGAGACATGCTTCAGCAGGGAGTTCAGCAATTAGGTCAAGCTATAGCTGGTCCAATGCAAGAACAGATGAAAACTCAAGTATCAGAAACAATAGAAAAGGCAAAACCTTAGCATTATAATATAATAACATATAGTAGGAGCTGTTATGACTGAAGAAACTAATCAACAAGAATATGGGAAAGTGGAGGCAGAAGCGCCTGAAATACAAATTGAACATGCTGGATCTAATGCGGTAGAAGAATTAGTCCATGAAATGGAAAAAAAAGATGAAGTTGACGAGGTAGATAAGCCTGTAGAAGCAAAAAAGGAGCCTGCTGCAGATCCTAAATTTTCTAAGAAGTTTGCAGCATTAAGTAGAAGAGAAAAACAATTAAAAGCTAGAGAGTCTGCCTATGCTAAAAGATTAGCGGAGTTAGAAAAACGATTAGAGAAACCGGAACCTGAGTCAATTCCTGAACCTGTTCCAGAAATTCCTTTAAAAAATCGTTTAAGAACTGATCCGTTAAAAGCTTTAGCAGAAATAGGTTTGCCATATGAAAAGTTAACAGAACTAGCTTTGAATGATGGAAATTTAACTCCAGATATGCAAATGAAGTTAATGAGAGAAGAAATAGAAACTGGATATAAATCTAAATTCGAAGAATTAGAAAAGAGGATGTCCGAAAAAGACCAAACAGCTAAAGCTGCTAGGTACGATAGAATACAGAAAAACTATTTGAATAAAGTAGGTGACTTTGTTGATAAAAACCCAGAAACCTACGAATTTGTAAAAGCCAATAATGCTACCAACGTTATTTATGATGTTGTGGAGCAGCATTACAAAGAGTCAGGGAAGATTTTAACTATTAAAGAAGCGGCGGACGCTGTAGAGTCGCACTTTGAGGGAGAAGCTGAAAAGCTTTTAAAACTCAAAAAAGTAGGTGCTAGATTACAAGC